GGCTCTAATAATTAGACTGCCTGTTCCAGTGTCATCTATAAAACTATTAGACCCATCATGATAAATCTGTAGGTCAGAGCCAGCACCAAAGATAGCCTTGGAAGAATCCGCAAAGGTGATGTCGTCGCCTGACGAAACCGAAATGTCTGTGCCGCCTGTGGTGTTGCCGTTAGCCAGAACCTCAGAAAGTTCGTTGTTAGCGCCGACTTGAGAATCTACATACGCCTTGATGGACTGCTGAGTGGCGAGTGCTGTGGCGCTGTCAGACGCCATGTTGTCTTCGTCTTTAATGCTTGAAACGGTAGCGCCGTCACCATTAAGTGTAAGGCTGTTAATGTTTGTGATGCTTTCTTCGACATTTGTACCGTCACAAAAGACCACCATGTTCTTACCATCGGGCACAGCAACGCCTGTACCAGAAGATGTTTTGACAGTGATCGTCTGGCCTGTACCGTTCTCAACGATGTAGATCTTAGAAGCCGCTGGGCAAACAACCGTACCTGCACCGGTCAACGCTGTACCTGTGTCAGTCAGAGTAAGGATTGCCGCACGAGATTCAGAAGTCGTGCCGTCGGCAGTGGTAAGTGTGTGGGAGTTAGTAGTCCACGTATTGATGACTTTGCGACCTGCGATGGCTTCTTCCACCATCGACGTGATATTGTCGTTTACAACATCGCCCCAAGTACCACTAAGTTCCCCCTGAACAGGGAGTGCTAACTTAAGTATGCTGGTATACTGTGTTGCCATTCTTTTGTCCTCAAGCGGCTATATCGTCCCAATTAGGGGTCTGATCTGGATCTATATTACCCCAAGAAGGACTTTGCGTATCTGTAATGTCTTGCCAATTTGGAGTTTGACCTGCGGATATATTACTCCAAGTCGGCGTTTGCCCGTCAGAAATCGCTTGCCAGTCTGGTGTCTGATCTGTGGGTATTTCACCCCAGATGAACACGTTGCCAACTGCTCCCGTAGCTTCAATGCCATTGGGGAGTGCAGTTGCCCCAGCAGTAACAGTTACTGTACCTAAACTTACGGTACTTTCAACTCCTGTTACTTCAATATCAACAACGACTGCGACGTGTACTGTTCCAACCGCACCAGTTGCCTCTAACCCTGATGGGCTGACAGTAGCGTCACCAGTGACGGTAACTGAACCAGTAGCTCCTGTAGCCGCAACACCAGTAACACTAACGTTAGCATCAGCGGCGACGACAACATTCCCAATCGCACCGGTAGCTTCAACACCTGTCGGGAATACGTTAGCTGTACCTGTAACAGTGACAGAGCCAAGACCAGAAGTAGCTTCTAGACCTGTTGGAGAGACAATAGCATCAGCGGCAACGACGACTATACCTACAGCGCCAGTACCTTCAACACCAGTGACTGTAAGATTTGCATCGCCTGAAACACTGACAGTGCCTATCGCGCCTGTAGACTCAACGCCGGTTGGGAATACATTGGCTGTACCTGTGACGGTGACAGAGCCAAGAGCGGTAGTAGCTTCTTCTCCTGTGACACTGACATTTGCGTCAGCGGCGACAACGACAGTACCTATACCGCCAGTCGCTTCAAGGCCAGAAGGTTGGACAGTTGCGGCACCCGTTACGGTGACATTACCGAGTTCTCCGGTAGCCGCAACCCCAGTTACTTCAACTGGTAAAGGTTCGCCCCAAGCTCCATCGCCCCAAGCACCGCGACCCCAACCAGTGATATAGGACATGGCTTTATGCTATGCGGATAATCGCGTTAGATGCGTCAGCCGTTGGGAATTGGATTTGAAAATCACCAGCAGTCGATGTTTTATCGGCACCGAAGTCCAACACAGCAACAGCGGGATTAGACCCACCAGACTGATAGATCAACGCACCGCGCGCAGTAATAGTTGCGGTAGACCACGTTGTATCTGCGAAATCAATAAACGCTGTAGTGCCAGATGTCGTAGGAGCTACAACTGTTAACGTGTTACCACCTGCTGTATAGCCTGTACCAGTAACTTCATTAGTTGTGCTGTACGCAGTAGTCGAAGCATCGAGAGTCGCTGAAGACGTGTACAACGCGATTTTGTAGGTTTGAGTTGTGTCGGAACTAAAGTCCATCTCGCCATCAAGAAGTGCTTGCTTGAATGACGTACACATTGCCTGAGTAATTGCCATCTTTTATCCCCTAAGTTACAGGTATCTGAGGTTGACCTGAACGATAAGTATCACTACGGAGTTTACCATCGCCAAGGTTTTTGAGTAACTTCAGCGACTGTACATACATGCGCTCGTACATCTGTACGAGATCTGGCTCACCTTTCATGAAACGCAAGGCTTCTACCAATGCCCCGTTCAGTAGCGCAGAATCAACCTCATCGCCTAACCACGTGCTACCCGCTGTTACTATTGACTCAGGGTAATACCCGTAGTGAAGCTCCATTGTATACCCACTGTCAGGAGTTGGTCCCACAATAAAACTGTCGTCATCAAAATTAGCGTAGTGCTTAGGCAATCCTTCAGTAGTCTGTACTGGATATGCTTCACGAATAAAATTTACATCCTTGTTTAACAAGAAATGATAATTACCGCTACCATCTACAACTGCAAGACTATAGGTATACAGATAGTCAGCAGGTGTGGCTAGGTATTTATTACTCGCTGTTAGCGTGCCTGTAACGTTCTTACGGAGAGCAGGGATCTGGACAGTGTTATAGATCTTCTGTTCAGCCTGTTCCGTGAACATAGCGAGCTGATCATCAGTGAAAGAGTTTTCAGTGATGTCCTCAATGTTAGTTTTCAGCTCGGTATAGTTCATGATTTACGCCATAGGACCGCGTGCATAAAGTCCTTTTGTAGCCGCGCCAGTACCGCGAACTTTAACTTTTCTGTTTTTCTGAGTCGCTTTTTTAGTAGCTTTTGGTGCTTTCTTACGCATAGTGGTTACTCCTATGAGATCTGAACAGTAGCTTGCCCTATAAATCCAGTACCGACAACCGGTTTAACTGGTTCGATAGTCGCTCGACTAGCCGCATATTGGTTGGAATCAGGGCGAGGATCGCGCAACGCTTGCGGATCATTGACAGGAAACTCACCTAATTTAAGTTGTGGGTGGTCGCCATCCCAGCACTCAGGGCATGACTTTATGTTGGTATCACGCCCTTTCTTGTAGACGTTTCTCAGTTCACGAAGTTTATACGTGAACCCACATACGTCGCATACGCCTAGCGCTTTCTGACTTGACGCAAATCGACTAGCCATCTCATATCCTCATAGCGCGAGGGACAAAACGAGCTGGTGTTTTCTCTCTGTCTTCTGCCGCCGCAAGTGCGAACTGCTCATCATAAACTTGCTTCAACATAGGCATACGTTCTGCAAGTTCAGGCACTTTCATAGCGATATGGTACGCAAGACCAGCAACGAGACACGGGAAAAAACGGAAGTTCATATCCGCAGTCTCTGCCCCTGCCCCTGCGTCTTGGATGCGGCGAAGTCTCCAGTAACGGAATGTATAGTCATCCGAGTCTGGTACAGGCCACACATTGATCTTAGGGTTATCACGTAGTCGCTCGATCCATACTTGAATAGGTCTACCACGCGTTAACTTGTTTGGGATAGATGCGTAGGTACTTACGCTAATACGACTTATCGTAAGGTCAGATTGTGTCGATTGATTACCCGCACCCGTACGAATTACCTGTTCAAGAAGATCGATGGTATCTGCTGGTAGGTCGTATTCAGACGTACCAGTAGTAAGGCTGATAGTGCCCTCATCAATCGTCCACAGATTAATTCCACGGTTCTGCCACTCGATAGTCATCAGGTTCATGGAACGACGCGCTGTGCGGAGGTCGTATCCAGAACGCATTTCACGGCCAGCACGCTCCCACGCTTCTTCAGCGATCTCCGTGAAGTCCATGTCGAATGCTGTAGTACCCGAAGTAGTCATTACTTCTTACTCGCAGTCTTCTTTTTAGCGGGAGCTTTCTTTGCCGCTGGCTTTTTAACACCCATAGACTCTAGCTTGGCTTCTGCCTGCTCTTTAGACATAAGATCAAAAACAACAACGGTGTATGAACCATCTTCTTGCTTGGTGCCAATCTGATACACCGGTTCACCTGTAGAAAACCTTCCGTTTTGGAACACTTCCATTACTTCTCTCCTTACGTGTATAACGTTTTCTTGCGTCTGTTATTCATAACAACGCCACAACCGCGTGCTATGGACCGCTTACGACGAGCAAGCCCACCTTCACTGAATTTTACTTCAGCCTGTTTGGTGTTCTTAACCACAGTCTTACCTTTTTTACCTTCCCGCTTTTTCTTTTTAGCTGTAGAAGCGCGTTCAGACTTAGATAGGCTTTGGGCTTTACTCCTAGGCAAACACCGATCAGGGTTCTTTTTGTCTTTAGAAGTGCCGCACGGACCTTTGATTTCGCCATCGGTACCGATACGAACCCACTCTTGATCTCGCCACTTCTTCAACTCACCCATTACTTCTTCGCCTTTTTCTTGCCTTTAGCGCCCTTAGCATAGTTAGGATCTTTGCAGTATTTAGACGCCGCCATGTTTGCGTAAGCAGACGGATACGTGTCAAAGGTGCGCTTTGCCCACGCCTTGCCCTTGGCACATATTTTCCCGCCTGACTTATAATAACGTCGCATCAGACAATCTTCGCTGGACGAACACCTTTACGAGCAATACCTGCACCGCGAACCTTACCGCCCTTTTTGTAGCCTTTCTTTTTCATGCCGCCTTTAGCATAACCTTTCTTTTTCATGCCGTTGACCATCTTTCCGGCTTGAAACTTCTTGGGTTTGTCTTTTTTTAGGTCGTTTGCGCCTTCGCCATCCATTGCAAACTCAGGGACCATTTTACCATCTGGACCCTTTTTCATAGGTAAAGGACCGCCGCCCTTCTTATATCCTTTCTTCATCATCGTCATCTCCCTCCGCGTAGAGATTGTCAAAAACTTGATTTACATCCAATGTGTAGTCTAAGTCAGACTTACTGTAATGGATATGTTGTGAGGGTAGAAAATCAGGAGCACCTTCCCCCATTTCAAACCATGCAGGGTGCGATACGCGCACTCTGTTATTAGGTAGCGCCACAATGTTTCCTGTCCACTTACCTGCATCTAACAGTTCAAGCACGTGCGCTTGTTTGTGTTGTGCTGGGTCATCAGCAATCTCGGAATCAGTGTAGTCCACCGTAAAATAATACTTGGCTGGGTAAAACTTACCATCAATCTTTGCCATCCACGGGCAAGGAGTGCATCTATCTAACACGTACACGCTGTGTGTACGAGACGCACAATCCCACGGTTGAGCCGCCCAAACCGGCATGGGGTCGGGCCATTCTTCTAGAGGCGTGTCGCCTACGAGTGCTGTAATCGGCATACGTGCCCACATAGCTCCGCCGTGAACGTTAGGTTCATCGGTGTCGTCTACTTCACACCCAGTAAAAATAACCTGAAACGATAAACATCGGTTAGGTATGGTGGTTACAGCAATGACCATAGCGTGCAAAAACTCGCCATGATACGCCGTATGGTTATGCGTATACTCTCTACGAACCCAGCATTTAAAATGCGGTATGTTTGATTGTAGAAACGCCATACATCACCATTTGGATTTATTAGCCCAATAAGCCGCCGACATCTTGCCCTTGGCGATGTTTTTAGCATGTCGGGCTTTGAATGATTTACGCTTGGCTTTCATACGTGCAGATTCGCCCTTCTTGGGCTTACCTGCGGTACTAGCACCTTGCTCACCATAACGAATGATCTTCTCCTTACCGCCTTCACAAGCCTTCACAATGTGTGACTTCTTAGGGTGAGAAGGAGTGCGGCGTGGCTTATTACAAGCCATGCTAGCCTTATCGACTTTACCGCCTGACTTGTAATAACGCCGCATCATAAAATTATCCGTAAAACACTGTCATAGCAGTGATGTTGGTAAACGCGCTTACATACACATCTGACTGACACCGAATACCGTCATCAGGAATGTTGACGGAGTGTGAATCAGAAGCAACAAAATCTAGATCTAGTACAGTGCTTCCGCCGTTACCATCAGTAATGGTAAGACGAGGGCTTCCTGTAGTGCTCAAAACTTGCACCTGTCGTATACGTGCAGGTCCAACACCTAGAGATCCTGTGCCTGTGACGCGTTTGGCCTGAACGTCTGATCTAGGCATTGTTCACTCCTTATCCAGCGGATACAGTCAGAACACCTGAGTTGCTATACAGTTGACCTGCAACAGATGGATCCGCAGTGGGAAGATCTTTGAAGATAATAACGCTGTTAGTACCGTCGTGAGTGATAGAAATATTTTCTGTCTCAGTACCAGTGCTAGCGGCTTTAGTGATGTCCTTGAAGCCATTCTCTGAACGGACTGGACCTTGGAAAGTAGTATTAGCCATGTGAATCTCCTGTCTCGGCTAGTGTCAGCCACGGGATGCGACTGTCAGGGATTGATTTTTTATAACACAGAAAAAGAAAGGGGGCAATTAAGCCCCCTCCTTATTAAGCACCGGGTGAACCGTAAATGCCTAATGGGTCTGAAACGCCGAAGCTGTAACGCTCACGGGCTTTGTAGCGGCT